GTGTGTATCACGGGTGTATTAGAAGGGTGGGGTCAGGGTGAGACACGGGGTGGGGTCAAGGGTCGTCACTTGCTGAAAATTTCGACGACGGGTTTGAGCGCCTTCCAAGCGACCTCGCTGAAAAGTTTCTCGGTCTCGGTGTCGCCCTCGTGGTGGCCGCGCCACAGGTTCGTGTATTGGTCAAGTGTTTCGTCGGTTATCGTACGGAAGCCTGAGCCGTCAGTCCACTTGTCTACCGAGACACGGGCTTGGTGTTGGTAGTAGTCCGAGTTCACCGTTACGCGGTAGGTGTCCGTGCCTTCGTGGTTCACCAATAGGGTGAGTTCAAACTCGTCGTTTCTTTTCTTGCTAGTGGTTGTGTGCGACTTCGTCTCCATACGGTGTCCCTCTCTGTGGTGGCGAGGCTCGTGCCTCGGCCCTATCAGTATGCCTCGCCGTCATTCGTCGGCGCGCCTGCTGTGCGTGGTGCTGAGTGGTGCTGAGTGGTGCTGAACTGAGTGCGGTGGTGGGTGCGGTGTGCCTACTGTGGTGGTGGGTGCGTGGTGTGCTACTACTGTGTGGTACTCACCCGTACCGTCACCCGTGGCCACCTGCGAACCTGCCTGTGCGAACGGTCGCCTTGGCGTGGGGGCGTGCCAAGCGAGTGCTCACGGCACCGCGGATACTGAGTGCCTGCCACTGACTACGGTGTGCGCGACCGAGCGACGACCGTGCCTGTCGCGCACACTTGTCGCCGGGTCGTTTCGTTTCCCTCCGTGCGGACGACGACGAAGCCGAGTTCGTATCGTTCGTGTGCGACTTGCTTGTTCGTGTGGTCAAGTGTGTTCGCACCACGAAGTTCGTGCTCGGCCTGATCGTTCGTGCGTTCGGGTGCGTTCGCGCCGTCTGGCGCGGTCGTGCCGGGCTGGCCATGCCTCGCGTCGCCTCGTCGTCGGGCGTACGTGGTCGGCGACGGTCCGGGAATCGCCCCCAGTCCCGTTTGGGCTCGCCTCGGGCCGCGGTCTCGTTTCGGGCGATCGGGCGAACGCGCGTTCGTTTTGCGCCTCGGGCCTTCGTCTCGGTCGCGTTTGGGGTTGCGTCTATCGGGACTTCGGCGGACGGCCCGGGGGTGGTGGGGGCGGGCGAGACGGACATTTGGCGCTCGCTCTGCGGTTTGATTTATCCGTCCCCGTCGTGGACGATGGCGCAGACGATGGCCGAGCCCTCTGGCGGCAGCCTGTCGGACGAGAGCGCCCTCTGGAGCCACCTGTCGGTCCCGTCGTACCTCGCGCTGAACGGTGACCTGCCGTGGACGGCCCTCGCGTTGTCTATCACGAGCAGGTCGCCCTGCTCCAGCGTCACCGAGCGCGTCGCGGCGCGTATCGCCTCCCCGAGCTCGCCGAGCGCCTCCTCGGCCTCGGGGTCGGCGCCCCTCATGAGCGCCTCGTCGTACCGTATGGTCCAGGCCCCGCCCCTCCTCGTCATCACGCTGCAGGTCGTCTGCGAGTCCGGCTCCCCGTTGGACATGAAGCTCTCGTCCACAGACGTCACGAACCTCCTCTGCGAGAGCGCCGCCAGCGCCCCGTCCCCGAGCGCCGCCGCGATCTCGTCGGCCTCGGCGTAGGTGGTCGCCGCCGCCGGGTCGCCCCTCAGGCACAGGAGCAGCACCTCCGACGGCCTGTGCTCGTGGAACGCCGCCTCGGTGTGCAGCCCCAGCTGCGCCCTGGACGACGAGGATATCTGCCTCGCCTCCGACTCCCTGACCGGGTATATGTTCTGCACCAGCGCGCCGCCCTGCTCGCGCGAGAACGCCATCGGGAAGCCGCGCGCCCCGGCCTCGCGCAGGAGCATGAGCTCGGTGCGGCCGAGCGCCGCCCGCGCGCCCCGGTCGGTCGGCGTCGGCGGCACGTCCCCTACGTCGAGCCCCCTCCTCAGGCGGACGGCTGGCCTCACGCGCGCCCCGTCGCCGAGGCGACCCTCGCCCTGATTATCTCCGCGTACTCCTCGTTCGCCTCGCACCCCGCCCAGCCGAGGCCCTCGTGTATGGCCGCAACCGCCGTCGTGCCGGACCCCAGGAACGGGTCGAGCACCGTGCCGTCGCGCGGGGTGACCAGCCGCACGAGGTGGCGCATCAGCGCGAGCGGCTTGACCGTCGGGTGGTGGTTCCTCCTGAGCTTCTGCGACCTGTTGCGCGGGTTGGTCGTGCCGGCCCTCTCGTAGTCGTCCTCGTCCTGCCTGCGGTCGGGCAGGTCGTCGAGCCCGAGGTTCCGCTCGGATGTCGAGGCCTTGGCGCAGTAGAAGAACCGCGCCGCCGAGCCGGAGTCGCCGTAGCCGGGGTCGCCCGCCTCGTACCTGCCGGCCGGGACTACGGAGACCGCCGACTGGGACTTCTTGCCTATGCGCCCGCCCTGCGACTTGCCGAGATCGGGGAATAAATTTAACACCTCTTCGGAGCCGTCGTGTATGAAGTTCGCGGGCCAGCGGCCCTGGTGGTTCGCGTACGAGCCGGTGTCGCTCCCGCGCCCTATCTCGCCGCCGGCGAACGTCCCCGCCGGCGCGTGGTGCGTGGAGATGCTCTCCGTGCCGACCCTGCACCCGTCGATGTTCAGCCCGCCGGTGCCGTGGCTCAGGACGTTGCTCGCCACCGTGCCGATGAGCGGCTTGCGTGCCATCACAATCGGCTCGTGCGCGGGCTTCAGCGCCGTACCCCACCCTTCCCATTGTTTAGCCTCAGCCGTAGCAGATGCGGTAATTAACGGCGTATATCGCTCATTGGTAAAAACAATGTTGTCTCCCGTTAGGCCGCCGTGATGACCACTTTTTGCTGGCTGTGAATACTTTGATTCACCAATGATTTCCCGTTCTGCACCAGCCGCCTTGTCAATCGCCTTGCTAATGTTCAACGACTTCGGGAACCCCGAGCCGTAGACCCACATGATCTGGTCGCGTATCTCGAAGCCCGCGTCCTCTATCGCGCACGCCATCCTGTGGTAGGTGCGCGTCCCGCCGAAGGAGAGCAGGTGCCCGCCTGGCTTCAGCACCCTGAGGCACTGCCGCCAGAGCTCGGTGCTGTACGCGATGCCGGTCGAGTCCCAGGCCTTACCCATGAACCCCAGCTCGTACGGCGGGTCGGTGACTATCGAGTCGAAGCTGTGCTCCGGGTGCCGCGAGAGGAAATCTATGCAATTACCGATGTGGAGCATAGGGCCACAATAGCATGATCGGTTCTCCGCGATGCTATTTCGGCATAGTCGGAATTCATCTCGAAGCCGAACCAGCGCACGCCCTCGTGGATCGCCGCGACGGCCGTGGTCCCCGACCCCAGGAACGGGTCGAGCACCACCCCGTTCGGCGGGGTGACGAGCCTGACGAGGTACCTCATCAGGGTGACGGGCTTTACGGTCGGGTGGTGGTTCTGGTGCGGGGCACTCATGTCCTTCCATATCCCTGCGGCCACGTCGGTGCGCGTGTCCGCCTTCTTCTTGGGCATGCCCTTGAGCCCGGCGTTCCTCTCCGCCGTGGACGCCTTCGCGCAGTAGAAGAAGCGGGCGGCGGATCCGTCGTCCCCCATCTTGCGGAAGCCTCCCTCGGTCTCCTGGCCCGACGCGAACGAGGTGGCGACGGCGTTTCCCCGCCTCGCCGGGTACGCGCCCCCCTTGCTGTTCGGGAACAACTCGAGGACCTCGTCGCTCCCGTCGTGGATGAAGTTCGCGGGCCAGCGGCCGACCCTCTCGGGCGTCACCATGTTTGACCTCTCGAAAGTTCCGATCTGCGCCTGTCCGGCGACCTGTTCCGGCAGGACTTCATCGCCCACCCTGCACCCGTCTACGTTGATGCCGCCCGTGCCGTGCGTCAGGACGTTGTTCGCCACCGTACCGTCAAGCGGTTTGCGAGCCAACACGATAGGTTCGTGCGCTGGTTTGAGTGCAGTACCCCAACCTTGCCACTGCTTTGCGGCGTCGGTCGTTGGTTCAAGTTTGCCAAGACGGGTATCACCAGCCGTTTCGTCATAGTTCGTGTCACGCTGACCGTGCGTGAATTGTTGTTTTGAAATTCCCCAATTACCACGTTCAACCTGTTCTCCTGACAAGTTCTTGAACGCAGTCTTGTTCGCTGAACCAGTTGTCAGAAGTCCCTCAATGGACTTGCTGACATTCAACGATTTCGGGAAGCCTGACCCGTACACCCACATGATCTGGTCGCGTATCTCGAACCCGGCATCCTCCACCGCGCATGCGAGCCGGTGGTATGTCCGCGAGCCGCCGAAGGCGAGCATGTAGCCGCCCGGCTTGAGTATGCGCAGGCACTGTCGCCACACCTCCACGTTGTAGGCGATCCCGCTCGCATCCCACGACTTGCCCATGAACCCGAGCTCGTAGGGCGGGTCGGTGACGATGGCGTCTATCGAGCAGTCCGGCAACTCGGACATTAGGTCGATGCAGTTTCCTACTTTTATCATTTCCGGATACTATCACCGTGACCGAGTTTACGGATAAAGTTATCTGATAATCAGTATCCGATTACCGCTTTTTCGGTTTTTTTTTCGTGTTCTCGTAACGCTCCAGGAGCCTGCGACCCTTGGCTGCCAGTTTCGCGGCATCGGATCGGTTCTTCGGCACGGGTTCGCCCCACGCCGCGGCGGAGAGCGCGAGGCGAGTCGGCTTTCCATTTTCGCCCACCATCGGGCCTGACGGGTTCGTGAAGAACCTCGTCAGGAACGAGCCCTTGCGTCTCATTTTGTCCGGCGTGTCCGCCGCTCCCTTGACGCCCGGCTTCAGGTTCGCGCCCTCTGTGCGCTTGAAGTGCGCGCGACCGGCTGCGGTGAGGCCGCCCTTGGGGTCGCGCAGGCGCGGCTTATCGGCACCCTTGTGGGACAGATCGCCGTTGCCGAGGGTCTTTTTGCCTGTCCTGTATTTGCCACCGCGCTTTTTGTATTCCCTCACGAGCCAAGCATTGGCGTACGCCGATGGGTATACGTCGAACTTTTTCTTGGCCTGTGCTTTTACCCTGGCGTAGAGTTCTGGGTTGGTCGGTATTGCCGCCTTTTCCTCGACGGCGAACCTCGCGTCCTTTTTCAACGTCGAAACATTTATTGGTTTCTTGTCCACGCGGGTTCGCGTGGATTCGGCCCTTCTTTTTCGTCTTACGGCAGAAGCGATCTCGTCTGGCGTCATTTTGGCGGCCCTTGCCGCTGGTACGCACTTCGGGTACTTGCCGGTGCTGGCATCCCGTCGGCCGCACGGCTCGAATCCGCCGCCCTTTTTGGGCCTAGACAAATCCACCCAATCTTCCTTGAACCACTTGTCGAGGGACTTGCCTTCCACCGGCACGCAGTTGGGGACCATCCTGCCGCCCTTGCCCCTCTTCATCCCGACCTGCTTGTAGCCGGGCCAGCACGGCCCCTGCTGCCCGCCCTTCGTATCCATGCCCGGGTCTTGCGATTTTCGGCGCCCACGCCTTCGCCTGCGCCTGTTTGTCAATGCGCGCCTTATGAAGGCGCCGGCAGTGTCGAAAATCCACTTGTTGTCGATCTGGGCGACAAATTTATCCACTGCCTCGTGGTCATCCTCGGGGAACAGCAGATCGAGGGCCTCGTCGTCGAGGTCGTCTAGGCGCTTGACGAATGCCGAC